CAGAATCTAAGGGTTTTTTATCTTTGTGATTTTGCATAATTGGGACAGCTATCTCTTCTAGATGTGCTGGGCTATATGGAAAATCACAATAGCCCTTCATTAAGTCAATTTTTTCACAAAGAGGTATATTTGACTTATCAAAATAATATGCAACTAAATTATAGTCGAGATATATTTTATTTTTTGATGACATTTTTTAAACTTTAAAAGGAAATTATTTTTTTGATATTCATGCGCCACCAATAAGATATTTTATTGATCCGCAATGTAATTTTGACATCATTGGTATGATGGATTAGTTATGCAATTCTTCAAAATTCCCTGAAATTTTTTATTGATTCGATCTAATTTGTAAAAAATGCATAGAAGGATTCAAAGGGAGATTGGCCATGGCAATCATTGGACATTTATTTGTGTTTGCTATGGTTTAATCAACGTAATTTCCGGATAATAGCGGAAATTCGCACAAATTTTCCGTAAATGATAACTTTTTTACATTTGAAGTTCCAATCAATCTTTCTTAGAACTGTTCCATATGATGCAGTAGGGATGCACGGATCAATGTTCGATCCGCTTCATTTAACCCCAAGAGCGGGCGGGCCGGGTAGCTGTATTTGGGACCCCGCTTTGTGACGTTTTCTGTCAAGCCCTCATGATGTACGCGGGCGATGGACATCACTTTACCTACAAAGCCGACAGTCAGCTGGCTAGGATCGGCATGCACTTTGAGATATTTCGCCGTGCGGATTTTGTTGAACATCGCCGCCTTCTGCTGCTTGATGCGCCCATTCTTGCCCTTGAGTTCCTTGCGCCTCTTGCGCGCAGGATACGCCGTGCCGTCCGGCCCCTGCTGCGCCTTGATGCGCTGCGCCTGGCTGCGGCGCAGGTCGATGGCCACCTTGTGGTTGATTGCGCGGCGCTGGGCCGGCTGCAGCTTGGCCAGCAGGGCGCCTGCCCAGGTTGCCAAAGTGTGCAGGTCGCCGCTCATGGTGTCGCCTCAGGCGTGCGCCATTCTGCCAACAGGGTTTCGCCGTCGTACAGCTTCCAGAACTCGTCCGCGTAGGCAGGCATGTGCTGTATCTCGGCCAGGTGCTTGATGTCCAGGCGGCCCGCCGCTCCAGTCTTGACGGCCACGCGCTCGGTCAGGTCCAGCTTGATGGAAATGTCGACCGTTTCATGGTTATTAAAATCCACTTCGAAGGCGATGCCGTGCTTGCGCGTCTCTTCGTTGGCCATCAGGTCGAGCTGGTGGACTTTCAGCCAGGCGATCAGGGCCACCATGATGGCGTCCGCGTCGCCCGCGTAGTCGGTGACGATCAGGTTGAGCTTGAAGCGGTATTCGAAGGAGAGCGAAGCGGTGGCCGACGCCACAACATTTCCCTCGTCGGCGAAGACCAGCAGCCGGTCGGGGTCGCGCTGCAGGTCAGGGATGGCGGCGGCCAGGTGCTGGCGCAGGCTATTCGGTTTGTACATGGTAGGTGTCTCGGACTAGGTTGTAAGCGTCGATGCAGGCATTCAGTTGGCGGATGGCGTCGTCGCCGTCGCCGGCAATGGCGTCAAGAGCTGCCGCAGTCGCCGGGTCAAGTTCGGCACGCGCTTGGTGCCAATGGCCTGCGGCAGCGGCGGGATTTGCAGTTGCGGCGCACTGGCCGCTGGCGACGGGGATTGACAGGCGCACAGCGCCGCTGCGCACGTCATCGTTAAAACGGTCACGCTCGGTTTTCGCATGGGTTTGTTCCTGGGTGAGGTGGTCGGCGCGCTGCGCCAGGACGGCGCCGGCGGCGCGCTCCAAGGTGAGCACGCGGGCGGTGGCCTGGGCCAGTGCGGTGGCGGCGTTGGTTTTGCTGGTGGCGGCCGCCCGCTGCAGTGCGGCGATGCTGGCATCCTTGCGCCAGCCCTGCGCCGTCCAGCCCGCGATGGCGCCGCATAGGAGAACGGCGGCCAGCGGGCGCCAGTTGGTGGTGGTCACATGGCCACCCGTTCCTTGATCCAGCCGAACAGAAAACGGCGCTGGCTCTTGTTCGCTTCGGTGATTTCCAGGTAACGCGCCGCCTGCAGGCCGTTCAGGGCGCGCAGCAGCACGGCGGCGCCATCCTGGCCGCGCCATTTCAGGAAGGCAGCCAGCGCTCCCAGCGACTGCGCGCCCAGGCGGCCATCGACAAACAGCGCGGGGTAACGTACGCCCGTATCGTTGAAACCGTTCAGCCAGCGCTGCAGGAACTCGGCCGCGCGGTGCGGCCCCATGTTCACGCCCGTGTCGATCACTTCGGCGCCGATGCCGGCATGCAGGGCCAGCACCTGGTCGAACTTCGGTTCCGTGATGTAGCGTGCCGTGTAGATGGCGCGGGCGGCGGCCACGGGCAGATCGCGCATCGGCCCCGCGTAGCCGTTGGCACGCGCCACGGCCACGGTGATGCCGTAATTGGTTTCGCCGCCCGCATCAAGAGGGTCGTTCACATAGCCGCCTTCGGCGCGCAGGATGGCGTCGATGACGCGCGCGATCAGGAGATTTTCCGTGGTGGCCATCAGTGCTCCTTCGCGTCTTTGACCAGCTCGGCAATATCCTTGTCGCTGCGGCGTTGGAACCACAGGGCCACGGCGCGCGATACCCACCAGCCGGGCGCGCCCACGATCAAGTCGATGGCGGAGGCGTTGACCATGGCGCCGATGGCGGGGAGCTGGGCGCACAGCAACTGGTACACGGTGCCGCCCAGCAGGCACGAGAACACGCCCGCGCAGGCCAGGCGGGCGACGAACTCGCCCTTGTTGAAGGTGCCGTCGGCATTCAGCGGCGGCAGCACGATGTACAGCATAGCAGCGCCGACCATGCCCAGCGCCGCCTTGAAGCCATACAGTTTGACCAGGGTGGCGAAACCACCAAACGATTCTGCGGACATTGCTTGATTCTCCGGTGAGAGGGGTAATAGATTTTTCATGATGGATAAAGGGTAAATGCCAGGATCAGTCCCATAGCTGCACGATGTCAGCAAGCTGGGCCGTGCTGGGCGCTGGCTCGGGCAGGGTGACGACCAGGCCGGCAGGCAGCACGGCGCCGTGGCGCGCCAGCGCGGGATTCATTTCCAGGGTTTGCTCGACGTATCCCGCGCCGTCGCCCAGGTAGCGCCACACCAGGGCGTCTACCGTGTCGTGCTGCCGCGTGCGCACCTGCATCAGATCAGTTCCACGGTCAGATGCGTGCGGCTGACCATATCGGCGATGGCCCATTGCGCATTGCGCCGCTGCGCGCCTGGCGCCTCGTCCAGCCACTCCATGCTTTTCTTGTCGCTGACGGAGGTGGCCGTGGTGTCGTAGTCGCGGTAACGCTCGATCAAGTCCGCTTTCGCCGTGCTGTAGACGGCGCGCCGGTACTGCGCCAGCAGGCGGGACTCGCGGTTGATGCGCGTGGCCGGTACGTCGACCAGGGCGGCAATACCGGCTGCGGCCTGCTTGCCCTGCCAGTCGGCCAGCTCGCGGTTGACGTGCAGGATGGCGTCGACCACGGCTTGCACCAGGCGCGCGTCGGTGACGGTGCCGTCCAGGCGCATGGCGTCGCGCATGTCGGTGAGCGCGATATCGGGAAACCAGCCGTCGTTCTCGATGACGCCAGGGGAAGGCGCTGGCGGCGCCGGGGCGGTGCCTGGCTGAATCGACGGGGGCAGGGCCATGAAGGACATACGGGACGCTTTCAAAAGGGGGCGGTGGACGGGGTTCATCAGGTCAAAGGGTTGGCCAGAATCCCCCCGTGCCGCCGTGCTGCGGGGGATGCTCTTACACGGAACCGGCCGCGCGCTTGAGGCGCCGCTCCAGCCGTTCCATATCTTTCTTGACGCCGCACGACTCGGACAGGGCGCGCGCACGTTTCAGGTGGTTCATGGCCGTTTCCGCCTGCGCCACCAGCGCCGGGGCGATGTCCGTGTCGTCGGCCTGATCCAGCACGGCGATCATGGCCAGGCCGATGGCCTTGTGCAGCTTGGCGCGCGCCTGGTCGGGCGCGTCGCTGGCGGCCGTCAGTACTTCGACGGCGCCCAGCACCTGCGCCGCGTGCTGCGGGTCACTTGCCAGCTTGCCGTGCAAATAGCCTTCGGCAAACTCGTCCAGCATCAGGGTGGCGATGTCGCGGCTGTAGGTCTCGGGCAGGGTGAATTTATGTTCCAGCGCGTAGGCGGCCATGACCAGGGCACGCTCGTACTCGCCCGTGTCGATGTGCCACACCAGCAGGGTGGCAAACACGTCATCCTGCGCGCCCTTGCCGCCGGCCAGCACGCCGTCGATCCACTGCGCATAGTCCGGCAGCAAGGTGGCCTTGACCTCGATCTTGCGTTCCACGGACTGAATGGCTTTCAGGCGGCGCCGGTCGTCGAACAGCTTGTAGAGCATCATTTCGTAAGCCGTGCCGGTGGTGACGCCCTGCGGCGCGGCGGCGCCGGCCGTGCGCTCGGCCAGCATGCGCGCGCGGTGGCGCAGGGCGGGGGATTGGTTGGCCATCACTTGTCTTTCAGCTCGATGTTTTCCACCAGCGCAGCCAGGCCCAGGTCTTCGATCACGTAGGCGTCGTTGGAGGACTCGTAGTTCTCGATGCGGTCGCGCTTGGGCACGTCCTCGACGCGGCGGCGGCGCGCGCCTTCCTGGAAGTAGATCGACAGATTGTCGAAGCGGGTAATCAGGATCGCGTTGTCCGGGAAGAAGGGCACGCGCGCGGCCGGCAAGCCGCCGATACGTTTCTGGCTGATGATGATGTCCGCCGCCAGGGTTTCCGTGGGCGCCTGCTTGGTGTTGACCAATGGAAAATACTTGTCGTTCAACAGCTTGCGCCCGACGATGGCCACAAGATTGGTGTCTTCCTGATACCACGGGTCCAGCAGGTTGACGGCATCGGTGACGGCCGCGTCCAGGTTGGCATAGTCGGCGCCGTCCACGTCGCCGATGATGACCTTGCCCGGCATGCCGGCGGCGACCAGGCCCAGCACGCGCTCGGGCGCCAGCTCGCGCAGGTGCTGCAGCCAGCCCTTGTTCACGTCCTGCAACAGCGGATTGGCGTCCAGATCGGTGTCAGCCATAGCCTTGACGCCATTGAAACCGATGACGATGCGGTCCAGCGCCTGGCGCGTCAAAATGGCATTGGCCACGCGCGATTGGAAGTCGGCGAACTTGGCCCAGGCATCGAGCTTGGCATAGTTCAGATGCGTGTCGAAATTGGTTTGTTCGCAGCGGTACTTGGTGCCGTCCAGGGTGGACAGGTCGCGCGTCTTGCGTTCCTTGTCCTTGGTGTTGGTGCGGCCGGCAATCGGACCGGACACGCCCAGGCCCAGCTTTTCGCCTTCCTGCTCGGTCACGCCGATGATGTTCACTTTCGACAGAAACTCGCTCGATTCCTGCATCTTCGTTTCCAGCTTCTGCTGCACGCTGGGCGTGACGCTGAAGGTTTTGGCCACGTTGTCCGTGTCGTTCAATTGGCCCAGGCGGGTTTCATACTGGCCAAATACCTGGCGCGTTTGCTTTTTCATGAATCAGTGCTCCGTTGTTGAATGGGGTGTTGGTGGATGGCGTTCGCTTAGAACTCGGTCTGCACGGCGCCGTCGTTGCCGGTGGCGGCCGGGCGGCGCGGGCCGTTGCCGGGCGCCTCGTCCATCTGCGCCTTGAAGGCGGCCAGCTCGTCCTGCGTGGCCTTCAGGGCTGTTTCGGTTTTCTCCAAGCGGACCAGGGCGCCCGCATAGTTGTCATTGGCGGTAACGACATGGCCGGCCAGCGCCTCCACGGCCTCGCTGATGTCGGCGAACTGCGCCGCGTCGGCGCCGGATTTGTTCGAAAAGCGCGACAGCAGATTTTTCACGGCGTCGGCCAGCTTGGTGCCCTGCGGCTCGTCAAATTCCAGCGTTACCTCGACGGCAGAGGTGAACAGGTTGGCGCTTTGCTGCTTGCGGCCGGCGGAGAATTTCAGCGCCTCGGTGCCCAGGCTGGCCGGGCTGTCGGTGACGCCCAGGCCGACCAAGTAGGGCTGCGACGAGTCGGCAAAGTCGGGTTGGATTTCCAGGCTGGTGTACAGCTTCTGTTTCGCCTTGTTGATGGCCACCAGTTCCGGCGTGGGTTCGATCTGCGCGAACAGGGCCAGCTTCTTGCCATTGTCCGTGTCCACTTCCTCGGCTTTCACGGCGATCACGTCGCCGTAGGCCTTGAACTGGCTGTCGGGCAGGATGCCGCGAATGTGTTCCAGCCAGATGCGCGCGCCGTAGGTTTTCGGGTTGTAGGTGGCGGCGAGCTGCTCGATGGTGGCGCGGTCGATGTTGCGGCCGTCCGTGGTGGCGCCTTCGGTGGCGACGCGGAAGAATTGGGATTTAGGCATGGTGGCGTGTCTCGGTTGATCGGATAAC